AAGGATGTAGTCAATGGCTAAGATAGTTGTTCACTACAAACCTCCTATGTTCATCCCAGATTGGACTAAGGGGTACAAAGTGTACGTGATCGACCATCCTCGATTAGGGTGTAGAATGATAGAAACATCGCCAGTGACTAAGGACTACGGTAACGGAATCTTTGAAACTGCTTATGTCGTTTATCACCCTATGGACGGAGACTTCTATGACACTTGAACAGTATTTCCACGTAATCAATCAACCTAAGGAAGCAACCATGTTTGAATATCTAAAGAACAAATGGACTGAACTCACTACGACTAAGTACGAGTTCGTTGAACAACCTGAGACTCTACCAATGGAAGACTATTGGGCATTTGAGATTAAATCATCAGCCTACGAGTGTGACGGAGAGTTTGTTGAAGCTAAGCACGATGTCATTATTAAAGACAATGACTCTACTTGGTATGAGGTCTTAGATACAATCCTAGACGTGATGGGTGAACACTACGGGTACAACATCAAAGAGCAGGTGTACTACTCAGTTACTTTTCCTAACAACACCTTGTACTACAGCCCAGACGGTAAGCCTCAAGCAGGGTATGGTCGTATGCTCAATGATGACGTTTTACAGCAGCTCCTGTTAGCTTATCCTGAGGTGTATGAGATGCGGGTTAATGGCTTTGAATGGAAGCCTCTGTAATGCGTATCCTAGTCATCCCAGACACACAAGTGCGTGAAGGTGTTCCTTTGGAGCATCTCACATGGGCTGGTAAGGCCATCTGTGACTACTTACCTGATGTGATAGTTCACATCGGTGACCATGCTGATATGCCTAGCCTGTCTACCCATGACAAGGTAGGTAGCAAGTACTTTGAGGGCCTTCGTTATCAGAAGGACGTTGAGGTAGCTAAGCTAGGTATGGACATGTTGCTGAAGCCCCTACGTGACCTCCAGAAGGCTCAGAAGGACAGTAAGCACAAGATCTACAAGCCTCGTATGGTGCTGACTCTAGGTAACCATGAGAACCGTATCAATCGAGCTGTAAACAACAACCCAATGCTTGAAGGGTTAATCTCCACTAAGGACTTAGAATATGAACGTGATTGGGAAGTACATGATTTCCTTCGTCCTATCTTTATTGGAGGGGTTGGCTTTAGTCATTATTGGCCTGTGGGCGCTATGGGTCGTCCTGCTGCAACGCCCACTGCAATCATTGGAAAACTTCACATGTCGTGTGTGGCAGGGCATCAACAAGGTAAGTCTATTGCGTATGGTAAACGTGCTGATGGCAAGTCTATTTGCGCTATTATTGCTGGATCTTATTATCTTCACGATGAAGGGTACATGGATCAGCTCAGTAATAGGCACTGGCGTGGCTTGGTTGTACTAAATGACGTACAAGATGGTCACTTTGATGAAATGATGCTATCAATTGAGTATTTGGAGAAGAAATATGGACAAACCAACAGTAAAACAGATTGAAGAGTACATGGCTGCTCTCAATGTGCCTGCTGAAACCTCTGCTAATGCTAAACAAGTAAGTGGAAAGCATTACAAAGAGAAGACAATTCAACCTTGGGACTATATTTACGCAAATAACCTTGGCTATTTTGAAGGAAACTGTGTAAAATACGTGTCCCGCTGGAGAGACAAGGGCGGTATCGCTGATCTCCAAAAGGCAATCCATTACCTTGAAAAACTAATCGAACTAGAGAACAACAAACAATGACAACAATGACACCCTACCAGACTTACATTGCTAAGTCTCGCTATAGCCGCTACTTGGACGATAAAGGTCGTCGTGAGCACTGGCACGAGACAGTCTACCGTTACATGGACTTCATGACGAAGCACTTGCGTGAGAACCATAACTACGCCCTTGAAGGCCCAATGTATGACCGTATCTTCAACGCTGTCGTAAACCTTGACGTCATGCCTTCCATGCGCTCAATCATGACAGCCGGTGATGCTCTCACCCGTCAGAACGTAGCTGGCTACAACTGCTCATACATGCCCATTGACGACCCTAAGGCCTTCGATGAGGCTATGTACATTCTCCTGTGTGGCACAGGTGTAGGTTTCTCTGTGGAGCAGAAGTATGTCAACCGTTTACCTGAAATCCCTGAAAAGCTTTATGAGTCTAATACTGTGGTTCACGTTAAAGACTCCAAAGAAGGATGGGCTAAGGCATTACGACAAGTGTTGGCCCTCCTATGGGCAGGTGAGATTCCAAAGTGGGACGTGGGGGCTGTTCGTCCAGCAGGGACTCGACTTAAAACATTTGGAGGTCGTGCAAGTGGCCCCGAGCCTTTGGTTGAACTGTTCAAATACGTGGTGGCTAAATTCAAAGGCGCTTCAGGGCGTAAGCTCTTCTCGATTGAGGCACATGACATTCTCTGTAAAATTGGAGAAGTGGTGGTTGTCGGTGGGGTTCGTCGCTCAGCCATGATCTCCTTGTCTGACTTGGGCGATGATCGTATGGCTAAGGCTAAGGCTGGCGCTTGGTGGGATGGTAACGGTCAACGAGCTTTGGCTAACAACTCAGCAGTGTATGATGTCAAGCCTGATGTAGGCCAGTTTATGCGTGAATGGAGCAGTATCTATGAAAGTCACTCAGGTGAGCGTGGGATTTTTAACCGCTATGCTTCAGAGATTCAAGCGTCTAAGAATGGTCGTCGTGTACTCGATAAAGAGTGGGGTACTAACCCTTGCTCTGAAATCATTCTCCGTCCTTACCAATTCTGCAATCTCTCTTCAGTTATTGTTCGCTCGGGGGATACATTGGAGTCTCTTAAAGAAAAAGTCGCTATTGCGACAATCTTGGGAACCTTCCAATCGACAATGACCAACTTCCCGTACTTGCGTAAGGTATGGCAGACTAACACTGAGGAAGAGCGTTTGTTGGGTGTATCAATGACAGGTATCTTGGATAACCAGTTGCTGAACAATGCCTACGATACAGAGCTTCCTAAGCGCCTTGAGGAGCTGAAGAATGTTGCCGTGGATACTAACAAGCATCTTGCTGCTGAATTGGGCATCAATGCTTCTGCTGCGATCACATGTGTCAAACCCGAAGGTACGGTTAGCCAGCTTACTGGTACTGCTAGTGGCATCCATCCACAACATAGCGCTTATTTCATTCGTCGTGTACGTAGCGATGCCAAAGATCCGCTTACTCAGTTCTTGAAGGATGCTGGTTTCCCTTGGGAGCCTTGTGTCATGAAGCCTGAGTCAACTGTTATCTTCTCGTTCCCTATGAAGACACCTGAAGGTGCTCGTCTGCGTGAAGACTTGAATGCTATTGAACACTTGGACTTGTGGTTGGCCTTCCAGCGCCATTGGTGTGAGCATAAGCCATCTGTTACAATCTCAGTCAATGAGAATGAATGGCCTAAGGTAGGAGCATGGACATGGGAACACTTCGATGAGATCACTGGCGTATCTTACTTACCGATGGACGGTGGAACTTATCGTCAAGCTCCCTATGAGTCCATTGATGCGGATACGTACACTAAACTCCTTGCTGAGACTCCGACTGCGATTGATTGGGAACAAATGACTGAGAATACGGATAACGTAGAAGGTGCTCAGACCTTAGCTTGTACCGCTGGTGGTTGTGAAATCTAATCAGCATGAAGACCATCGTATACACTAAGGATAACTGTCCAGCGTGTGTGCAACTGAAGACGAAGTTAGCCTCGGAAGGGGTTGACTTTGTTGAGGTTCACTTAGGCAAGGATATGACCATTGAAGCCTTTAAGGAGAAGTTCCCTACTGTGCGCTCAGTGCCTCACATGATCTACTCAAAGGATGAAACATGGTAAGCGACAAAGGAGCGAACGTATGGTAATTGATTTTGCATGGTCAGGAGGCCTAGTAGTCGGTATTGCTCATACTGATGAAGCTATCGTAGAGACTGATGAAGATAACTTTGAGTTCTGTCAAGCTGTTATCATCCATCTAGGATTCTTCAACATAGCAATCCTGTTCTTCTAGGACACTAAAAAGCCCACTCAAAAGGTGGGCTTCTTTGTATCTGCTTATGGTTTATGGTTTCCAAGCAGCGTATTCAGCAGGTGTTACGATACCGGGAACGTAGGGCTTATGGGGATTAGCTGGACGCATAATTGTAAGATTCTGACGTTTCAGTGCAGGATCAAACGAGATATGTACCCACCCTTTATCAGGCGTCATACTATATTCATGAATCATCTGGTCGTACTTGATACCTGAGGCTTCAATAGCTTTACAGATCTCATAAGGAGAGCCAAAGCCGTCGCAACGGAAGTCAATAGCAAAGCCATCCATGTGCGCCGACTTCTCAGATCCACCTACAGCTACGTTTACTTTAGGAAGACGTAACCATGATTGAATACTGATAGGCTTATTTAACAAAGCACGTACTTTTTCCATACCTTGTGCAGCTACTTTCATATTCTCAAGTTGCACTGTTGATGGAGTATTGTCCACGCCTAGTTCCACAGCTTTTTTAGAATATGTTCCTTCGTGATATGAGAAATGCTCACTAAGATTATTCGACATCGTCGTCTCCCTTAATGTTAATACCTGTAATCAATCCGATAAAGCCACCGACGATAGTCTGGAAGGCAGGGCCAATGATGGCGAAGATGGCTGTATCGTCAACCGCAGGGTCTAACAGAGCGATGATGAACATAACCATCATTACGAACACTACTGCCACCAAGGACAGCGCTGAGGTGATTACCACCGTATCTTTTAGCTTCATTTCTTTCCCACTTTATCAGCTAGTTTTTCCATAGTCCGACCACCGAAGTAGAAAGACATCACGAGCATTCCCCACTGCCCTAACAACTCCACGTATGCACCTCTAGTCTCATAACCGAAGATGGAAGCAAGAGCAAAGCCGCTGTAGGCAAACAAAAGGAATATAAGTACCATAGGACGGATGTTCTTAGACAACCATGAGTCAGAAGACATGTCAGCCTTCATACGGTCCGTAAGGTTATTCTGTTCAATCTTGTAGAACTCCAGCTCTACTTCCTGAAGCTTCTGAGCTGCTTGAGGATCACCTGCGATAGCCTTAGCTACAGCCTCAACTGAGTCAGAGACACCAAACTTAGATGCCAATGCTGACACAGCAGCCCCTCCAAGTGGCCCCATAACAGCAGTAGCTAGGCCGGGTGCTACATTCTTTAAAAGTCCTGCTAACATGTCGTTCATTTGGGTTTACACGCCTCTACAGCGTCCTTTACGATAATATATAGATAGAGTTCAAACGGTAATATGATGAAGAACAGCAAGGTAAGCAACACTAGGAAGCTCACATAGGCTGTCTCGCTAGAAGAAGTGCTATTATTAGTCCCCATAGTTCCAGTACGATTAGAGCCATTACTACGACCCATGCTATTCGTTGCCTTATCTTGTTAATTAGCTTAGTTTTCCGTATAACCTCCTCTTTCCGAGTTCTTACGGCTAATAAGTGAGTTACTTCTTGCTTCTCTTGCACGATACCGAACATCTCAATAACGTCCGTATATAGAGCACCTAGTTCAGGGGGACTCTGATAGATCATTACCTCTCTGATCTCCTTTTGGGCCTTCTCCATCTCCTTCTTAGCTATAACTAAATCAAGGGAGACATCTAGAAGCTCATCAGGCTCAATATACTGTGTGTCTATACGTAGCTGTTGTTGCTCAATCTTCTTCTGGATGGCTATCATGGCCTTGAAGAAGACTTTAAGGTTCTTAATTAGCTCAGCCTTTATCTCTTGTTCACTGTGTGATTCAACAGCTTTCTTAGTCTTCTTTGGCGGAGCCTCAGTCTTAGTATCATTATTAACAGCCTCTATGCGGTGATTAGGTGGCTTATTCGCCTCAGATTCTGCACCGAATAGCTTCTCTTTAATGAAGCCCCATAAGCCAACTACCTCGTCAATGTGCTCCTTAGCCTCATCGAAGGTAGCCTTAGCCTCTAGGACTACACCTTTATACTCTTTGTATAGCTCACATCCCTGCTGGATAGCCTCAACAGCCTTGAGAGCACCAGCAAGGATTAAGAGAGGCATTACTCAGGATTAGAACCGAG